CCAAAAGCAGATGCAAAACCTCCGACACCGCCTTCTATACTCTCCATTGCAATATCAGCAGCTGCCATTTCTAGTGAATTCATACTATTGCCACCCCACTCTGCTTTATTTGAATCTTTAATACCACCAGGAATGGGAAGAATAACTGACCCTATTGATTTTCTTTCTTTTCCATCATTTCCTATTTCACCTAATCCAGCTCTATCTTTTTTTATATCTAATCCTGCAGGAGCATATTTCAACATATCAATTTTGAGTATATCTTGGTTTGTTTCTCTAAGAGTCAATGGATACATATAAGTTCCAAAATTATCTCTAGTGCCTTCTCTATTTTCACCACTATCCTCATATGTTGTTGGTGCGGGTTTAGTCTTAACATCATTTGGGTTATTGTCTTCAAAATTATTATTTAATGTTTCATCTACATAAGTCTGAGCTTGTTCGGGAGTGGGGGGAGAACCTTCTTGATCTGGAATTCCATTTGTTGTAACATCTTTAATCATCCCTTTTTTAGTTTGTTCTTTTAGAGTTGTTTGAGCTGCTGGAATATTAAAGATAGCTGCTTCTATATCTATTCTACCACTTGCGTTCTTATCTACCGTAAATGGTGTATTTGGCTTAGTGCTAGAAGTATTAGTAAAAAGTTTTCCAACAAAAACATCTCCATCAACTCTTCTTACTTCTACTTCTTGAGTATCTTTATTAGTATAAGAATAATATTTTATACTTGACATATCATCTAGAAGATCGTCATCAATTTCATATCCTCTTTCTGCTTTATACCCTTTTTTTATTTGATTTTTGGGTATTGTCCATGTTCCATATTCTTCTCCACCAACTCTATGTTTTATGTCAGCCATTTATACAATCTTTTTATTTATTTAGGAGGAATTTACCGTATTGTAATGCAAGCAACTCATCTACCTCTTGATATTCCACTAAATGAAGTTTACCCAGCACTTCTTCCCAGGTATAATTTCTATATTGTTGCCAGTGGAAGTTAAGACCTCTAAATCCCCACTTAAATATATCTACACAAGCAATGAGTGGATGTTGGTCATAATCAATATCTGGTGTTTTGGGTGTATATACAAAGGTATAGAACTTTCCAGGTTCAGGATATAATACTTCTATATTAAAGAGTTCCATAATAATAAGCATTATCTCTTCTGGGTCTGATGTATTTTCTGCTTCAACTCTCCTTTTAAGTTCTTCTACTCTTGCTGTGGGGTTTTTTTCTAATAGTAATGCTTGTTCTTCATTGCTATCAAACCCAAAAGAATCTGTCATTACTTAATACCTAGTTCGTTTTCGGTAATAATTTTAAATTCAATCTTTCTATCTTTACACCATTCAGATGCAGCGTGCCATTTTGCTTGGTTTACTGAATATGTTTTCATTTCATATATGTAAGATTTTGATACTCTTTTCTTTTTGACTGGAGGTTTGGTTTGTCTTTTTGGTTTAACCTCAATAACATAAGTTTTTACATCACCAGTACTTTCTTTTACTTTAATAATAAAATCTGGGAAGTACCTATGAGTCCTATTATCTATGGGTGAAAGGTACGGTATCCAAAACTCTTCACTTCCCCATTCTAAGATACTTTTATTATTATCACACCAATTGCAAAATCTCCTTTCCCAACTACTACGACAGATTATATTACTTACATCACCCTTATATTTTCTTGGATGGGAAGGTTTAAATATACTTTTAATACTTTCCGCCATTATCCTTTATACATAATATATAAGATCAAATAGTATTTATAAATGGCAACCCTTCCTTACAACCCATTTGATATTAATAGGAGTGTTGAGAATGTATTTGGAGTTAATCCTGCTACAGATTTAAAAGGAATACCAAGATGGGGTAATGAGAGTGAATATGGAGATAATGGAACAAAATCTCCCAAGACGATGCAGCAGATTAAGAATAATATACTTAGTCCTGCTTTAACTTCTCATTATGGTGTTGAGATAGGAATTCCTAATGCTTTAAGGGGAATGCTTTCTAATGCTGGTGGACAGCAAACACAATTGAATTTGATGTGTACTGAAGCAACATTGCCTGGGTCTAATCTGGCCACCATGGAAATTAATAATAATTTTACAGGAGTTACTGAGAGACACGCATATAGAAGAGTATTTGATGATAGAATTAATTTAACTTTCTATGTTGATAGTCAGAATTACTTACCTATTAGATTTTTTGAGGCATGGCAAAGTTATATTATGAATGAAAATCAAAATGACCCAAGACGTTCTGATTATAGTTATAGGACAAGGTATCCTGATGGTGATGGTGGATATACTGCAACAGGATTAAGAGTTAAAAAGTTTGAAAGGGATTATAGGAATGAATTGACCTATGAATTTGTTAAGAGTTATCCTATAAGCATTACCTCAATGCCTGTGAGTTATGATACTTCTAGCTTATTAAAGTGTACTGTTGCAATGACTTATCTGAGATATGTGGTTATTCAGACTCCAGATTTTGCGGCAACTGCTTCAAATAATTCAATAGAACCAAATCTTACACAATCTCAACAGGCAGAATTAGAGTATGCATTAGCACAAGAGGCTATGCTTGGAGCACAAAATAATTGGGGATATCAAGGTCCTGGTTCATTTGCATATGATGAACACGGAAATGTAACTGGTGTAAATCCCTGATAAATAACCATACTGAAATACCTATAGGATATTATGCCTTTACCAAAAATTGCTACTCCGACATATGAGTTGGAATTGCCTTCTACTGGAGATACAATTAAATATAGACCTTTTCTTGTTAAGGAAGAAAAGTTACTTGTAATTGCATTGGAAAGTGAAGATACAAAACAAATTACAACTGCCATTAAATCTGTTATTAAAGCCTGTGTTCTTACAAAAGGAATTAAAGTAGAAGCATTACCTACTTTTGATATTGAATTCTTGTTCCTCAATATTCGTGGTAAGTCTGTAGGAGAAGAACTTGAAGTTAATGTTGTTTGTCCTGATGATGGAGAAACACAAGTTCCTGTAAAAATTAATCTTGACGACATTCAAGTCCAAAAGAGTGAAGAACATAATAAGCAAGTTAAGCTTGATGATAATTTAATGATGGAGATGAAGTATCCATCACTAGAGCAATTCATTAAGAGTAATTTTGATTTTAGTGAAGGAAATCAAATGGATCAATCTTTCCAGTTGATTGGTACTTGTATTGATAAGATTTATAGTGAAGAAGAAGTATGGGCCGCGGCAGATTGTACTAAGAAAGAAGTAAATGATTTCTTAGATTCTATGAACTCTTCCCAGTTTAAGGGTATTGAAAAGTTCTTTGAGACAATGCCTAAGTTATCCCATACCATTACAGTAACAAATCCAGTTACTCAAGTTGAAAATGAAGTAGTAATTGAGGGACTAGCATCTTTTTTCGCATAGGAATGGTGCATATGAATTTAATGAGCTATTATGAACTTAATTTTTCCTTAATGCAGTACCATAAATATTCATTAACAGAGATTGAAAATATGATACCTTGGGAACGAGATGTCTATGTTGTAATGTTACAGAATCATCTTGAAGAAGAAAAACTAAAGCACCAGCAAGCAAATGCCTTCTAATGCAACAGAAACTATTGATGCAAGAATACTGAGGCTTATTGGTCTTGAGGATACTTTTGACCTGGATTATGATACTTATCTTACTCTTCTAAAGGAAGCGATGGTTAAGGGCAGAATGGCTCAGACCTCTATTCCATCTGAAGAAGTTGAATTATTAACTGATGAATGGAAGAGGGTAAAGAGTAAGAAAGATAAAGGTAGATTTAAGGTAAAGAAGAAAAAGATAACAGCAACAACATTAAAGACTGGAGGAATTTTAACAGGAAAGAAAACATTAATACCTATATCCAAATTACTTCCTGCGGCACAAACGGCTGATGGTGGTGCTGGCGGATTTAATATAGGAGAAAGTTTTGCTAAGATTGCTGAGTCTGTTACATCTATTGGTAATACTTTAAAAGAAAAGAATAAGTTATCAAAGAAAGACTCTGAATTTGACAGAAGATCAGCAGAAACTGAGAAAAGAAAATTACAGAAAGAAAATCTGAAGAAACGCTTTGCCAAAATGGCAGGACTTGCCCAAAAAGTAATGCAACCTGTTCAATCATTATTGGACAAAATAATTAATTATTTTGTTATGATTTTTCTTGGTAATGTTGTTCTTAAGTTGGTTAAATGGTTTAGTGATGAGAAGAATCAAGAAAAGGTTAAATCTTTTGTACGTTTCATTGGTGATTGGTGGCCTGCTTTATTAGGAGGTTATTTGTTATTTGGAACTTCCTTAGGAGGTCTTATTCGTAGTATGGTCCCAATGATTGCTGGTTGGACCTTGAGACTTGGGAAAATAATTGCTTCTAATCCATGGATGCTTAAAGGAGCAGCAGCTGCAGCATTATTTTCTGCTGGTGCATTTATACCTCAACTCTTCCCTGAAACAGTTGATGAACAAGAAAGAAAAACTGAGAAAAATATTGAAGAGCAAGGAAAGGATAAAGTTAGAGCTTCTTTGGAACAAAAAGCAAATAATCCAAATTTCTGGCAAAGACTTACTGGAGAGTCTGCAGAAGCTAAAGAACAACTTCATAAGTTAGATACTGGAGAAACTAAAAGTCACGGATTTGTATCTGGTGAAAAGGGTGTGGATAAAGTTGATGCTAAATTGACTGATGGTGAATTCGTGATGAGTACAGGTGCAGTTAATAAGTATGGAGTTGATCAATTAGAAGCAATGAATGCTGCTGGTGGTGGAACTAACAGACCAACAATAAGAAATGAAAAGGTTTTTGCTTATGGTGGTGGATTGATAGGAGGTAACGAACAGAAGAAATCTGGAGACCATATAGCAATTCTTACAAAGAATGAAAGACCTCAATTAAATATGTTGGGAGGTGGTTTATCTATACAATCCCCTAAAGTAAATATTGGTGATGTTAATGTAAATAAAAATCAAAAACCTCAAGGATTGATGAGGTGGTTGGCAGGTGCTGTTGATTATCTTACAGGTGATGTAACTGATTTTGATAAACGTGGATCTTTGATTGATGGTACTAAGAGATTGATTACATCTTTATTTGATAAAGGTGGAAAATCTAAACCTAAATTATCTAAAATTATAGGCAAACTTAATGCCGGTCCAAGAAGGAATAAAGATGGTTCTATTTCTACTAGAATAGGAAGAAATGAAATGGGAGATACTCCCATGGAACAGTGGGCAAAGAATTTTCCACATCTCGCTAGTAAACTTGATAATAGTGGAAAGCAATCCAATTCTACTTTTAATATGGGTTTGAATAGTCAGTATAATTCTATTAATTATTCTGATGATCGTTCTCAGAATTTATATTCTTTTAATAAAAATCAAAATCCTTCTGGAATTTCTCATAAAAGACCAAATATTATTCCACCCCCTCCTCCGTTCATACCACCAGAATCAGAATCTACAATAGTGCAATCTGGTTCTGATGATAATATTAATATTGAAACGTCTGCAACACCAGTCCCTCCTTCTATATCTTTTACTGGCGCTGATCCAAATAAAGCAGCAGCACTGGGTAGTCGATTAGGATAAGATATGGCAATTAACACTCAAAAGTTTTTACCGGGATCAAAAGGAACAGCGAAACCTTTGCCGCAAGCAAAGATTAGTAGTATTACTTTGACTTCTCAAGACAAGAAGAATGTTAATACTATTCGTGTGAAAACAATTCAGATAGACAAGATGTTGAAAGGAACTCTTGCTGCTGATAAGAAACTATTAAATGATAAGAAGAAAGAAGCAAGTCAGCAGAGAAAGGAAGATATTGAAACAAAATTAGAAAAGAAACCAGATCTAAAGAAAAAAATTAAAATGCCCAATGTCTTACCAAAGACTGGGTTTTTGGATTGGATTAAGAATTTTATTGGAAATGTTCTTCTTGGATATTTTGCAGTTAGACTAATTGAGCATTTACCAGCACTGAAAGGACTTTTAACGGGTATTGTAGCAGCAGGTGAATTTATTATTGATTGGGGAGGAAAAATATTAAATGGGTTGGTGAGTTTTGTTGATGGTGCATATAAACTTTATGATGGTCTTAGGAAATTTACCGGAGATATTTTTGGAGAGGATGGCGTCAAGAAATTTGATAGCCTTATGGGGACTCTCAATACGGTTTTAAAGGGCACATTTCTTTTGGCAATGGCGATGTCCAAAGTTGGTGGTGGTAAACCTGGAAAACCTGGTACATCTGGTAAACCTGGTGGTGGAAGAGGAACAAGAACTACATCTGGTGGAAGGACTATAGGAAGACCAGGTATAAGAAATCCATTTAGGGCAAGACCAAATATAACAGGTACAGCTAGTAAACGGTTAGCAGCAAAAGTAATAAAACCTCTTGTTAATAAAATACCACTTATTGGTGGATTACTTGAATTTGCTATTTCTTGGGCATTAGGAGATCCTGTAGGTAAGGCAGCATTTAGGGGTATAGGATCTTTATTGCTGGGTACTATTGGTACTGTTATTGGTGGTCCAATTGGAGCAGTACTTGGAACTTGGGCAGGTGCAGAGGGTGGTGCTCTATTGTATGATATGATCTTTAGTAATAAAAAACCTTCCCCAAATAAAGTACCTGGACATAAGGGTGGAGGTAAGGTAAAGAATAATAAACCTAGAAAAGCAAGGAGAACTCTTACATCAAGAAGATCTACATCAAGAAAGGTAATAACACCCCCAAATATACAAAATGTAAAGATAGACCCTGGTAAGAGTATTTCTGGAACAGAAGAGGTTCCAGTATCTCCAGGAGAAACGGAAGTTAAGTCTAAGATATTTGGATTATTTCCTAACCCTTGGGCTAATCTGCCTAAAGAAAAGCAACCTTCAGAACCATCTGCTTTAGATTTTATTAAAAAGTATGGTGATAAATTTGGTGAAATGAGTTATTTTGGTCCTATGGCATCATTGGCTGTTAAAGCTTTGGTAGGGCAAAAACCATCTAATAAAGAATATAATGATGCTGGTAAAGGATTGTCTTATTTGGTAGGAGCAGGAACTCCTATGGGATTTGCAGGGGGAGGATCTGTTGCTCAGAGAAGAGAAAAAGAAATTTCTGATAAAATATCAAAACAACTTAAAAAAACTATGGATCCCATAGTTAACAGTGTAATTGGTGATATAGAAAAGAGTTTAAGTTTAAGTAATGAATGGGATTCTGCTACTGGTACTGGTCGTGTTAGAATTGGTGGTGGCCCTTCTGGTGCTGGTTCGACTTATTCTACTTCAAGTTCGGGTGAGTATGGTGATATATTAGATCTTATTAGTAGTGTTGAAGCAAAATCTTATGATACTATTAATGGTGGTCATATTGATGGATTGAGTACTATGACTATTGCTGGTGCTAGACGCGCAGCATTAGATTCTGGTATTGGATCTGGTGCGATGGGTAGATACCAGCAGATGCCTCAGTTTGTATTAGAAAGAGCAAGGTCTATTGGGTTAGATCCTAATAAAGATTTGTTTAGTCCTGAAAATCAAGATAAACTTGCTATCTTATTGATTGATGGTGGTGGTTATAAATCATGGAAATCTGGTAGTATGACTACTGAAAAGTTTGCTTATAATCTTGCTGGAACTTGGAGAGGTCTTCCTGAAGGTCCAAGCAATTTGACATTTCAAGATCAGTACGCTTCTGGAAATAAAGCACATACTACTTGGGATAATGTAATGGGTGTGTTGGGTGGATCAAAGACAAGTGGTAGTGTTTCTAGTGGTGAGTATAATAAAGGATCTGGCCAGAGTATTCAACTTGGTACTAATAAGGATGGTTCTTTAGGTTCTAAACTTGCTGGTGAACTTGGCAATTATCTTAAAACTAGTTTAAGACAGGGCCCAGATTTTCAAGCAGTTACAGAACATTCGCAGCATGGTGGTGTTCGTGGTAGACACGCTAAAAATTCTTATCATTATTCAGATAGAGCAATTGATATTGGTGCATGGGATTGGGAACAACCAAAGATACTTGCTGCTATATCAAACTTTAATAAACTGAAAGGTATTTCTCCGGTTGAACTTTTACACGCAGGTAATGAGCCTTCTGGGCATAGTGATCATGTTCATGTTGCTTATCATAAAGGTGGATATGTATGGAAAGACGGAACTGTTCATAAAGGTGAGATTGTTATTGATAGGGATAGTAGCATAACAAAAGCGACACCAATGCTTCTTGCTATAAATGCTGCTAGGGATGAGAAGGGGGTACTGAAAGCTATTAGTGATTATGCTCCTTATGAATCTATACTATCTCATACAAAGAATATTATTGTAGAGAAGATGATTCCTGTTCCTATTCCATCCAAATCTGGTGGTGGTGTAGTAGTTATTGGTGGAGGGGGAGGAAATGATCCATTCTCATCCCTTGGATTAAATGCGTAAATAGTAATGAGGGATAGATAAAAATGGCAGAAAAGACACAAGAAACAGTTTCATCTGAAAATGCATTAGCATCTACAATCAATGATTTTCAGATTGTCTCAAATAAAACAGGACAAGAAGTAGGTATCAAAGGTGGTATCGTTGAGATGTCTTATTATGAAAGTATAAGGCAGAATACTGTTAGGGTAAATGTGATATATGCTGATAGTGGAGTTGTGCGAAGTAAGGCAACTAATTATAAATCAGTAATGGAAGGACTACCTATTGTTGGTAGTGAAAAGTGTGGAATTAAGTTTACTGATAATAATGGGGTAACTATTGGTGGTGCTCATGGAACTGGAAATGAGTTAAGTTTATTTGTAAATAAGGTTACTCCTATTACTGGTGATACTAGAAAATCTATGATTTCATTAGATCTTGTATCTAAAGAGTTTATTATGAATGAAAGGGGTGGGACAAGAGTTGTTAAGAGAATGGATGGTAAGATATCTGGTAGTATTCGTAAAATCTTTTCAGAATATCTTAAAACAACAAAAAAACTTGATATAGAAGATACTGATAATAATTTTAATTTTATTCCTTCTAATAGGAAACCAATGTATATTCTTGATTGGTTATCTAAAAAATCAGTACCTGCAGGTAAGATGGGAAAATCTGCAGGATTCTTCTTCTGGGAGACCTCAAAAGGATTTCATTTTAAATCTATTGATAGTTTATTGGATGAAGAAAAGAATCCAAGAAAAAAATCAATCATATTTAATAATACTACTAATAGATATTCTGATATGCCATCGGGATATCATGTAAAGGCTATTGAGTTTATAAAGGACAATAAGATAAACGTACAGGAAAGATTTAAGATGGGTTTTCAATCTACCCGTATTATTACATTTAATCCTTTTAATGGTTTTTATCAAGTGAAAAATACAGAAGCAGATAGTATGGAAGTAGATACTGCAGGAAAGGAATTACCTAAAATGAATGAAGAATTAAATTGTGAAGGTATGGGTAAGAACTATACAAGAACAACTTATTATGTAACAGATACTGGAACACTTAATACTGGTAATAAAGCAGAAGAACAACTTAAAAAATCAAAAGAAGATAATTTTGATTATGCTCAGATAGAAAATCAGGCAATAAGAAGATATAATCAGTTATATTCATCAGAAACTACTGTTACTATAGCAGGAGATTTTTCTTTACATGCTGGAGATACTCTTTTTATTGATGGCCCAGAACTCAAAACCGATACAAAGAATGATGATATTGATAAGCAACATGGTGGTCTTTATTTGATATCAGATTTGGTTCATTTTCTTGACAATAAGGGAACATGGACTAAAATGAATTTGGTGAGGGATTCCTTTGGAAGAAAAGGTAATCATTCTTCATCATCTATTGTATCATAAATATTAAAGTACGGAATTAGAAGTATGACACACGATTTGGAACATGAGGTTTATATTGACCCAAAGGACAAGAAGGAGCATATTAATCATGGTATGTTAGAATATACCAAAGAAGATTTGGAAAACTCACATGCATATTATGATGAGTATCATATGAATGATGAGGTAAATAAGAATGAAGGTAAAATCAATGATTACCATACAAGACACGAAGATTCAAAATTAGAAGTGTATTGTGAGAATCATCCTGATGCATTTGAATGTAGGGTTTACGACGAGTGATAAATTATGGAAGGTAATTCATTATTCAATCCTGGATTCTTAGGAGGAAATTTTAATTGGTGGGTAGGTCAGATTCCTGATGAGGATACCTGGCGAGATAATATTAATCCTGCGGTATATAGTGATCCAAGTGACGTACAGGGGTGGGGATTTAGGTATAAGGTAAGAATAATGGGTGTTCATGATTGGGGTGAGGAATCCATCCCATCAGAACAACTTCCTTGGGCCCAGGTAATGTATCCTGTTACTGCAGGAGGAGGTCAAGCAGGAGCATTTGCTACACCAGCCCTTAGACAAGGGAATATGGTGTTTGGATTTTTTATGGATCAACAGGAACAGCAAATTCCTGTTATTATGGGAGTACTTGGTAATAATGCTCAAACACCAAAACCCCGCATTGGTTCAGCTGAGGCAGAAAAGGTCAATAATAATGGTAATATAACAAGAGATGGATATTCTCGAGCACCGAAAGAAGAAGACGCAAAACCAGCGGATGGTGATGTATCTCTTGTAAAAGATAATAGTGGGACAACTAATCAAACTCCTGCCGCACCGCATTTGCAGAATGTTGATACTAAAAAGAAATTAATAGAACAAGGGGTATTGCATTCAATTTTAAATCCTCATGATGTTCCTGGGTCGGCAATGAGTGCTATACAAACAGCACTTGATAATCTTATTAATTATATTGATGGATGGTTAAGTACAATAACTTCTTATTCTGCTGCAGTCGGTGCGGTTATTTCTACATTAGAAGATATAGAAGGTATGTTAGAAAAAATAGCATGTGAAATTGCTAAGTATATGAAAATAATTCTTGATAAGGTTATGGAATATACTCTTAAGATGTTGAATAAGACATTAGCACCTATAGTATCTTCTATACCTTCTACTATGAGATATATGTTTGGTGATATTAAAGAGATTATTACGGAATTGATTTTATGTCTCTATAATAAAATGATGAAAGGTATGTGTGAGATGATAGCAGGTATTTTAAAGGGTGCGTTTGATTTGGAGGGGTTAAAAGAAATGGCAGAAGAATCGATTGATGATGATATTACAACATTACCAGAAGTTCCAGTATGTTATGCAGAAGATTTGGTTGGTAAAATAATTGCTGCAAATAAGCAAAATATTGATGATGCTAATAATAGTATTCTTAATAATATAAATGCCTTTGTATCAGATATTCAAGAAGAATTGGCAGGATTGACTGATGAATTTGAGGATATATTGTCTCTTCCTGGTGATATTGCAGGAAGTATAGGTTCAGCACTTTCATTCACTAATTTTTCATTGAATGTGTATGGATGTGAGTTATCTCCAGATTGGACAAGTGCTTTGTACTGGAGTATTGGACAGGGAGGGTCATCTCATTCAGATTCTCAACAAGCAAGTCCTCAAGCAGTTGCTGAACAAGCTAATACTACTACTTTGCCTGGATCGAGTAACCCTGATATTCCATACCTTGAGGCAAGAAACAACGCTCCGCCCCAAACGCTTGGTATTGCTTGATAAATAATACCACGACTATTACGATATAGTAAAAATATACAATGCCTGCTAATAATCCTACATTTAATATTTTCGGACCTTCATCCAGGTGTGATATTAGGGTTGGTTATATATCAACCACAAGAGGATATGTAGATAATTTAAGTGTTTATGATGCTAATAAACATGCTCAATTAGATCCTGGTACGACTTTTATTTTTAAAACAAGAGATGTAATCAGATATTTAAATATTAATGAGGTTAATGCATTAAATCCTAATGAACTGGTTCCAAAATCTGCTGGTTCATCTTGTGAAGGACCGAAATTAAATTTAGATGAACCATCTCCTCCACATATTGTGATTTATGGTGGAGGTGGAGTTGGTGCTCAAGCAAATCCAGTAATTGGTAATGATGGTTCTTTACTTGCCATCGATATGGTTAGGCATGGATATGGATATCATACTGCCCCCAACTTTGAGTTAAGAGATGGGTTAGGTAGGGGTGCGGGCGCAATTATACGAGGTAATCTTTGTGATCCAGTAGCAACAACTTATATTAATTATGATCAAGAAGATGATTATGAAGATTATGATTTTACTACATGTTCTCCAGTAAACTTAAAGGATTATGGGGTTAGGTATTCTCCGTCTGGAAAACCTTTAGGTAAATGGGATCCTACAATATTTGCAAATTTATCTAAAGATCCTATTCGTGCAGAGATACAGGAATATCAAGATTATCTTGCAAGAGGACTTAATCCTTGGTGGACTACAAGAAATCAGATTCCTCTTAGTATAACATCTTCTGAAGATGGACTTACAAAGAGAACAAAGTGGGATGTTACTCATATGGGATGGTCTCCTTGGCTTAATACTTATGCAATATCTCCAGTTTCTCCCTCAAATGCTCCTGGAAGTGACCATGCAGGATCTCTTTATACTTTTATGTGGGAAGAAGAGTTCCCTTATGATGGACAATATGTATTTAAAGCTTTAAGAGATAATACTGCAAGGGTTTATCTTGATAATGTTTTAATGTGGGATCTTCAGACATCTGGGTTTAATCATACGTGGCAGCGTGAATATGCTGAATGGTCTACTCACAAGAGCTGGGGTTCAGAACCATTTACTAAAAAGAAAAATATAAAGGCAGGAGTTCATAAGATACGGGTTGATCTTTCTAATCTTCCTGTCAAAAAGAAGATATTGATTCCGGAAAAAGTAACTGAATCACTAGTAATTTCTTATCCTATTTCATATATTGCTATGAAATCTGCCTTCAAGTTTAATCCTCGTTTTATTAATGATACAACACTTAAGTTTGATGATGATCCTGACAATGGTTGGGATACTAATGCAACGTTGACTTGTAGCGGAAAAAATGCAAGGTTTTCTAATACTGGTAAGTTATTATATGGTGAAGGAGATGTTTCAGTAAATTTAACTTGGGATGATAATCCTAAAAAATCTGGAAGAGCAATACAAGGAGTTGTTATTAATGGAATTAAATGGACGGTAACCGCAGCAACAAGGGGTAGTGAAACACATACTGTTAAAATGAAAGGTGCTCCTGTTGCAGCTGCACCACAAGTTGTTCCTGCTGATTCAACTGTTACTGGTGGAATTCAAATTCAAAATGTATTTAATACTGTTGAATGGATTGGTAAAGCAAATAGGCAATTATGGAGAACTAATGTTTATAGTAGAGGTGGATTTATAAACGAGAATGGTGTATGCCCTTTTGACACCAACCAGATGTTGAATGATAATCCATATGCAGGAAGTCATAAAATTGTATGGAATAATGTTAAATTTCCTTTTGATGGTAATTATAGTATTGAAGTTGCTGTGGATGATAATGTAAGTCTTACTTTTAAGAAAGATGGTATGGATGAAGTTCGGATAAGAAAAGAAGGATTTTCTCCAGGCACTAGTAATAGTACAGGACCAAGTACCTATGTGAGGGCGTTTAAGAAAGGAACTTATCAGCTTATTGCAGACCTGGAACAAATTCCTGGTGGTAGATTTGGATTTGCCCCAATTCCTGGAGCACCAACAGCACGGGGTAATGTGAATCCAAAGTTTATTAGGAGTGGTAATAATTTTTATCTTGATGTTGCAGGTAGTGGTTCAGCAAAACTTGATTTTATAGCAAAATCATCTGATAGCCCAAGTTCTGGATTTGCTGCGAAAGAAGTGCAAATCCAGAGTGATAGTGGCATGGTAAAATTGAAGAGAAATTTAAGTAAAGAGAACGAAACTATAAGGGCAACTGGTGTTTTTAGTGCAGGAAATAGGTATAGGATTAATATTATTGGAGGAGCTACTCAGGGTAAAGGTAGACATCTTCGTAATGATAAAACTATAGAAATGTTTGATGCTGGTGGAGATAGTTTTGATTTTGAATTAATATTATCTAAAGTGTCTAATGAGTTATCTGCTTCTTTGAAAGGGATTAACCCAATGGCTTTGGCAGTTAATGTTAAAGCTGCTTATACTATAGAGGAAGTTGTATCTCCTAGATCTTGGCAACAAAACCCAATGGGTATTGCATTAACAATTGATGCTCCTATGCCACCTATTCCACAAGAACCAGTGGAGACTGGAGAGGGGAGGTGCCCTAGAAATCCTACATGGACAACAAGATTCCCTGGTGCTTCTCAGCAATGGTGGCCAGTTGGTGGTGATACAAGGTGGAGTGCATTTATGAATCGTTATGCACTATCTCCAGTTCCTCCTTTTGGAACTGAGAATAGTGAGAGTAGTGGTACAACATTTACTAATTCATGGCCATTAGTTATAGATTATGATGGATATTATGGAGTAAAGGGAACAAGAGATAATAGAGGTAAAGTTTTAATTAATGGACGGACCATTTCTGAACTTGACAGTTTTAAGACTGAAGATCCAAATACGACAAAGGTTTATTTGAGTAAGGGGAATCATACAGTATCTGTTCAGGTGTCTAATGAAAGACAAAATACTTATAAAATTATAGATCAAAAGGTATTTAATACTGCGGATTGGGCAGTTGCTCAACAATCAACTACTGTAACTGAAAATATTCCTGCTGGAGTTGCTTCTCATTCAATTACATATTCGGAATTGCATAAGTCAAATGATAGTATTAGAGTAGTGGATAATAATACAAAAATTGAATTAAAAGATGGTCATGGAAATGATCCTAATGTTAAATTTATCATTAAAGCGGGAGATGCAAAGTTTTCAAGTGATGGTAGAAGTATATCAGGTAGTGGAGAAGTTGTAATAGAGATAGATTATAACGATAGTCCTGGAACTGCTGGTGAAGCAGTACGTTCTATTACAATTAATGGTACAGTATGGCGTAAGAAAAACGAAACTAGAGGTGGAGAGACTCATAAGATTAATCTTGGATCACCATCTGTTAATGTAGATAAGCAGGTTAATACTGGACCTGGACTTGTAAGTGGAGCTGCTAAAGGTGGGGTTACTTATGAAGGTCCTCCATTAGCATCTTATAGGCAAGAAGGTTTAGGTCCTTCTTTAACTCCTGCATGGAAAGACGATGAAGATTTCCGTACTAATTTCATGGGGAAAGAGTGGACTTCTATATGGAGAGGTGTTAATTTCCCTTCAAATAATCAATACACACTTAGATGTCTTGCTGATGATGGTCTCCGGGTTTATATTGATGGTGTTGAAATAGGAAATCCCATAGATTCATCTCCATCAGCATCTTTCTCTGGATCAATCGCTTCTCCAGTAGATTTTGCAGCTGAAGTTTTTGAGGGTATAAGAACATATAATTTTAATGTTTCTAAGGGAATTCATGATGTAAAATTGGCATATTTTAATATTCCTGGTAATAATCAAAGTACATTCTGGACAAATCCTGTTTCCTTTAGTGCAATAATTACAGTAAAGAAAAGGGTAATAAAGGGAACTGAATCGTGGACAAATAATCCTATAGCAATTGCTGCAAAGATTATTCCTCCACCTTGTCCTAGAATTGTGAGAGGAAAGGGTACTGTCTGTGATCCTGATATTATTCATGTAGGTGTTGGATATACACCATCAACTAATGTAGTAGGATTTTCAACTTATAATGTTTCTGTAAATCTGACAGATATTAGTATTGTTAAACCTGGAATTGGTTATGATTGTACAAAGGATAAGATAATAATTGAACCTAGTAATGGAGCAGTGGCCCGTCCTATTTGTGGAGAGTTTGGTCAAATAACTGGTATTGATATGGTATCTGTTGGTATAGGATTTACTGGTACTCCTAGTATTACAATGACAAGTGATACTGGATCTGGTTTTACAGGAATACCAGTTATGCCTCCAGTAAGAGATCCTGTTCCTGAACCAGAACCTCATAAGTTAATTCAGGTTACTGACCTTGTTGGACTCAAGCAGACTGGATATTATAATGGTCGTCCTTACTATGGTGCTGTCTTCTATAAGGAAGGTATTAGATATGCTGGTTATTATGAAACAGCTGGACAACTCATACAGATCTATGATACAATGCAAGAGAGCATAGATGCACGGGTAACTACACCTCCATCTGCAATCCAGAGACAAGGTACTGATATAACTAGTAATGATCCTAGACTGGATATTCCAGGCACTCCAGATAATCTTATTTAAAAATGGCAGATATAACAGAAAGCTTTAAAAGAGGTGATACTCTAGCATCTGATACAAATCCAAGAAATAGTGGTACTGCTGCCAGGAATTACACCTGTCAAAAATCTGGAAATGATAAAGGTTTCATTTCTTTTGGTGAAATTAATAAGGATGGAGCAGTTACTTCTGGATGCTCTCTCCATACTAATGATGGCGACCATCAAATGTATATGGAGATTGATGGGGAGAGAAAGGGTTGTACTACCTTTACTGGACCTGGAAGTTTTAATTTAGTTCATGGGAGGGATAATGATGGGGATAATGACATGTCAATATCCTTTGTTGCTAAAGATGGAAATATCTTTATTAAAGCAAGTGATGGTGATATAATAATGGAAGCAAATAATATTTCTCTTTTAGCAAGAGATAGTGAAGGAAGTAAAGGTAATATTACTTTAACTGCCACTGAAAATATTTCCAATAATTCTAAGAAATTTATAACTAATGCTACAATTGAGTTTGATATTGTTAGTTCTGGAAAGGGGCAGCTTATTGCAAATAGTATATTGAAATGTTATGGGTCTGTATTCCAAGGTGTTGATGATTCGGTTGCTGTAAAACCTGCTAAGAATGGTGGACAGAATTTTCAAAGGCAAGCAACAATTATAACTTAGGAGGAATTTAAAAATGGCTGATTTTGGAGATTTAAATATTGGTGGACAAATGCATGTAGGAGTAGGTGTTTATCCTGCTATTAAGGAGGGTAATTCAAAA